ATTTCTGTAGAATCGCTCCAAATAAAGCCGGGTTCTCCAAATTCTTTAACAGATTCCATAAGAGACTCAAATTGTTCGTATGTTGTTTCATCTTTTAACAATAGTGCAGAATTATTACTACGCGCTCTTTGTGGATTGTCTATATACCAATTTCCAGTTTTTGCTTTAGCCATCTCTTCATCGTCTGGACTAAATAAAGCCAAACTTGCAGAACGTCTTACTCCGCCACTTAATACAGCATCGCTACTGTGCATAACAATATCATACGCATCAATTGGACGAAGTTTTTTCTGACCATTAGCAACACAACGATCTAGTAAAGTTCTAATTTTTTCTAGTCCCTTGGCTAATGGCTCAAATCCTGGGGCTTTGCCTACGCCAGAACTGAGATTAGATCCTTGAGGTCTAATATTACTATAATCAAATAAAATATGACAATTTCTATATCGTTCAAATTCTTCTACGGGTTTACTAAAATAACTACTAAGAAGCACACCCAAAGCATCAGCCCAGCCTTCGATACTATCTTCTATTCTATAGACCACACTCATAGCATCTTTATTAATTTTATGTTCAAGATTTGGTAACTTAGCAACATGGTGCTTTTGTACACTAAAACCAGTGCCGCTACCACAAAGCAATAACCAAAAACATTCCTGAAAAAATCTTAGTCTATCACAATATGAACTTGTGCAATTATATATTTTAGCATGTCTTTTTAGGATAGGATCTCCACCAAATTGCAAACCTCTTTGGCTTCCTAAAACTTTTTTCTTGTACATCATGTCGTACGCCCAATTAATATCTTCTGATATATTTTTATCGGCATACATTGTATGCATCATGTTCTTAACTCTTTCAACAGCTTCTTTCCATGTCTCTCTTCTGTTCTTATCCTCTAACCATCTAGCATATTTACTTACAAAGGTATAATTCTGTAATTCTTGAAGAGCAGACATATTATCTCCTATCGATTAGTGTTAAAAGACCTAATATTACCAATGTCTTAAAAGAAATATCTATCATTGTGATATTGTTGGTAATATTGAAATAAAAATAAAATAATAATACTATATAGAAACTAATGTTGTATATCATAATACACCGACCAATTGTTTCAGCCATGAAAGATTTGGTTCAGCATATATAATTTTGATGCCACTCATAGCAACAAAAGTTGAGAATCTTTGTTTTGCAGATTCGTCAAAAAGGTGTGTTCCGTGATTTTTTGACATTACAATTGTGGTCACACCTTCTTGCCACAATGCCATAGCACAATCATTGCAAGATTGTCCCGTAACATACGCTATTCCATTTTCTGGTCTAATTATACAATTTGATAGAGCGTTTCTTTCAGCGTGTATCATCCAAGGATATTTTTCTGGTCTAGTATTTGGTAATAATTTATCATCAAGACCCCTAGGGAAACCATTATATCCTAGTCCTAGTATCCTGTTATTTTTGTCTGTTATTACACAACCATGTTGTGTTTGAATATCATGGCTACGTTGAGAAACTACTGTAGCCAATCCTAAAAAATAATCTGTCCAGTTTGGTCGTTCCATAAGGATATTATAGTGCGATCAGTGTGCTAGTCAAGATTTTTGTATTAACTTATTATACAAAACAAGACTTAGTACGCCGCCAGCAACACCCATAAATATTCCAGATGGACTGATGCTTTCATAAGTTCCAAGCAAATATAATACGGCGCCGCCCATATATGATCCGGCAACACCAACCGCTATTGTTTGAGCAAATCCCATTCTTTCTTCACCAGGAACTAGGGCTTTGGCTATACTGCCAACAAACAAGCCATATACACACCAGACAATTATATTAAACATTTGCTGCCTCCACTAAAGTTATAACTTCATCATCCTTGATATTTTCTCCTGTATTTAGAATTGAATTCATTAATAATAAACCGTATTTTGTATATTGCTCTTTAGACATTTGTTTTCTAATAGCTTTTTTAATTCTTAGTTTTGTGAACCATCCCTTTTTAAGGGAATAGTTGTGTATTTCAGAACCGTAGAGTGTGTATTTGTCTTCTAATGAATGAAGTTCTGAAGTTTTATTTTTATTACATTCTTGTAATACTCTAACTAGTGTTAATACTATACTGATAATCATAAGTATAGCAATCACGCTCCCAAATTTTTCTTCTTTTGGGATACTGGACTCGGATCTAATTTTTTCTGCTATGCTGTTTAATTTATCATTCATTTTTTATGAACCTTAGTTTTACAATCTGGTTTTAGAATGGCTGGAGGATGGGTAACTTCTGATTCTTTGTTTTCTGGCTCACAATATCCACAATCAACCATTTTAATACCATCTCCACTTAGATATTTTCCTGTTCCTTTACAAACAGGACATTCTTTTCTAGGATACTTTTTTTCTTTATCTATATGAGATGTTTTGATAACAGAGCCAACAAGAGTCACAACCCCTGTTGTGGAACCGTGATAGCCATAGTCCGACGATAAAAAAATAGACGCTACTAAAAATAAACCAATAGCTTTATTCATCTTGCTTTCTCCATCTGGGGCGCCATCTTTTATCTGGCTTTGGGGTGTCAATTTCTTCGACACTTTTTGGTGATAGTATCTTAATAATACTTAATATAAAACTTGCTATAATACTTAGTAATCTATTAAGAATTACTTTATCTATTATTTTCATAAATAATCCTCAAAACCATAAGACGGAAGTTTTTGAACAGGAAAGCCATCGAAATTACTAAATGCGTATGCTCCGCTTTGACTAAGCATCCCTGCTGCTGTTTCGGCATGAATTAAAAATGAACCGTCTGGTATTTTACCCCACGCAGGATGACCACCATCATTCCACTTGCCCCAACTATTTTGGACAAGAAATGCTGGCTCACTACCAGTATCATCACACGCTATCCATGCCATAGCATGAGCCCAACTACCACTTACTTTTGCGAATCCTTTACTATCGCGTTTATTACTGAATCCATAACTAGAACATACAGATAAACCATAACCATTAGCTAATGCGTCTCTTGCCTCTTCTATTGTTCTAACAAGACTAACGGTTGTAATTTGATGGTCATTAGCAAGATCTATAACGGGGTCTGGTAATCCTCTACTACCCCAGCCAGCACCAAGACCACCATTATACTTGCTAAAGTCGGCCACGCCCTTATAATTTTTTCTAACAACAACGCCGCCGCTTTGACTAACAAATGTCGCCGCTCTTGAACAACTCATCCCTTGACCACCATGACCTCTGGCTCCGTAAATTGCTTCAGTAGCACCTCTTGCTACCCAAGACTCCTTATCTCTATGCACATCTATCTCTACTGCTCGACTAACATCTACGGCATTTCGTGTTGCATGACTAACACAATCTCCAGTAGTTTGTCTTTCATTATAAGGATTTTTATCAAACTTCAATACGCTTTTATATGGAGTACTGAGCTTACTCTTGCCGCTATTTTTTATCCTTTTTGAACCATCGGCAAAATATGCGTATTTAGAAGTTTCGAGTAACTCATCAAATACGTGTTGTTCCCAAAGGCAACCCTGATAGCCCTTACGATAGTTTAGATATAAATCATTAGGAGAAAACTTAGACATTATTTACGACTTTCATTACAAGCCCATGCTAATGCTCTAAATGCGTTAGCAGACTTTGATCTTAAATTAGCGTCTAAAGGAACCATATCATCACCTATCTGTGATGAAATTAAAGACTGACAAGCGGCACTAAGATTTGGATAGGCACCCTTAAGATTAAGCCTTAGCATTACTCCACTTAAAGAGTTTGCCTGACGAATCTCTTCTGTTGTCTTAACAACTTCGTTTTCGCCATCTAGTTCAACTAGAGTTGCTAAATCCATATACAAATCAGATAATCTTTTTGCATCTTGTTTTTTATTTCCAACGTCTACATTAAAGGCATCTATAACTGGTTCGCACAACTTTTTAAGTTCTGGATCAGATGGTGGAGTTATAATAACTATGCTATCGACCACATCGACTGGACGATTTATTGGAAAATTAAAATTTGGTTTTGTAATTCCGAATATTACAAGAATTGCTGCTACAAGTAATAAAAATTTATTATTCATTGACACGATCCTTTCCACAAACATTGGGACTTAGATATGGAAACATTTCATCAGCCACATCTACAGCTTTTTCGCAACCACATTTAAGAGCCAAGTCACGAGTTTCTTTCCATGATACCACAAGTTTAAAAAATAAATCTTCTGGCTCTACTTTAGAGTGCTCCGAAATAGTATTTGCTAGAATAACTGGAGCAGTATTCGTACTAACAGTTACAACATTTGGTAACGTTGGTTGTTTTTTTAGAAAAAGATTTTTTATATTTTCTAATACAAAACTATATAGTCCATTCATTGGAGCAAGTTTATCTTTGAATAACACCCATATAACCAAGCCAATACCAGCATACAGCATAAGATCTGTTGGTCCTAAGCCCTTACTAAACTCCTCAAAACTTTGAGTAAAATTCATATCAAGTCCCCTCATTCATTTTTTTAATAAATACGCCCGTGTTTCTAAACGTTGTAACAAGAGCATCTATTGTTGCGCTTACTAGTATCATCAAAAACGCTTTGACGTACTTATGTATAATAGGTTCTAAAAAATTTGGAACAACAGGAATGTCAACAACAACAAAAACACTATCATAAAACTTATTAAGTAGTTCCATAGCCAGGGCTTTTTTATCTGGACTACTAATATCGTGGCCTAATTTTTCTATAATTTGAATAACACTAGCTGTTGCTAGTTGCAGAATCTTCCAAGCCTCATTTACCGCTAATCTTTTTACTGTTGCTAGGCTGTTTTTTACGTTTAGTATTAGGTTTTCTACTTCTGTTTTTATTAGGTCTTGGCTGACTAGTGGTTTTACTACTTTGATCTGGCTCATGAGCTACTTCTTTCGTTTCGAATTGTTGTTTAATTTTTGTTCTACCATTTACATATTTATAAAGAATAATCAACTGTCCACCAATTAATATACACGATTCTACAGCATGAGTCACTATTGTTGTAAGTTCCTCTTTTTGGTCATTTTCTGAAATAAGACCAGTTAAATATAAACCACTAAAAATAAAACTAACAAAAGTAAACCAAAATTCACTAGTTTTGTATCCAGCTTTAATTTTCATATTTATCTCCAATTAGTCTAAAGAGAATTCCAAATGATTAAGTCTTTTTGGTATGCTTTTTCAATTTTATATATTTCATCATTATTAAATTTAATAATTGTTGATATGCTATTAATATGTTCGCACGACACATCATTACTGATTCCTAAATAATTCGCCATAGATCTTAGATTAGGAAATTTAAATAAATGACTATTATTATTGATAATTAAATGGTATGGCATAAAATGATACGCTGCGTCTAATGATGATCTTTCAATTAATCTATTATTTTTAATAGGTTCTTGTCCTACATTATAAATCCAATATATTAATTCTAATGCAGATTCTGTGTCGTAACCTGTTCTGTTTAATAGAGAGGCAAATCTTTCTACTGGGTTTCTAATCATCACAGCACATCCGTCTGGTAGATCATTAACTAGTCTTCCTCCTAACAAGCGATGAGAAGTTCCAGTATTAATATTGTTGGGATTAGAATTATACTCCTCTAATTTTTCTGGAAAAAATTGTTTTATTGCCATTAATCCTAGTGAACTGCTACAGCTACGAGAAACAAAAGCAAAATTTTTACCATTAGGTAAATCATATACTATTTTAAACATATTGGCTGTAGACTTTCTTGATCTAGATCATTATTAAAAATAAATCCTATACTAGCTCTTATACAATTACTATAAACCATATGCCATACTGGTGGGTTAAATAGTCTAATATTCCATCCTTGATTATCTGGACTATCTACTACTCTATCATTGATAAAAAATTTCATACCACTTTGTTTATCTTCACTTGCCCAAGAGACATATAACCTTTGACCAAGAATGTCACTATTAGTATGCCACCCTTGATAATCTCCCGGTCCGTATATCCAAATCCCACTCGGTCCTTTTCCTCCAATACTTCTGCATAAGTCTACCAATTCTTTTGGGGCGTTTTTCCAAATTGATAATTTTCTATCTTTAGTAGAGACTGTAACATTGTCATGATTTGGTGATATGTTTACAATCTTACTTTGATCATCTTCTCTAGACCCGTATTCTAATACTGGATCTGGTAATGATTTTAGTAATTCTATTAATTGGTTTATCATAATTACACTATACATTTAACCAAAACTGCACCGCCGAAAGCTGTACCGTAGTCATCGCCAGGAAAACCATAGTTTATCAGACTTGAGGAGTATGATAGATAGGCTGCATTTATAGAACTTACATCATTACCCGCAACTCCAGACCCATCCCCGCCGGTTCCGGTTCCGTTTGTGCCATCTCCCTGCCCACCAGTGCCTGTGATGGTGACTCCATTCAGTGTCGCTGTTGACGAAGCCCCAGTGGCTGGATTGAGACACCAATTACGACCCCCCGTAAGCACTCTTCCGACACTATAACTAATAGTTTCTCCCCCAGAAACAGACCATGTTCGATGGCTTACTCCGCCTCGCCCGCCCGTTGTTGTTGGCCCGCCATCGCAGTAAACAGTTCCGATGCCACCCTCGCCAACAACCCATATTTTAACACTGCTATATCCAGCTGGTATTGTGAATGATCCACTACCAGTAAATGGTAGTACTAAATCTGTAGCGGGTAAAAATTGTATTACTATAGCACCAGCAGACCCATTAACCCCATTGCTTAATCTGCCATATGTGTGTGTTGAGGCATTTCCTCCAGCAGCATTTATAACAGCGTTTATACCAACATAATCTCTTCTAGTGGTGAAATTAGTCCATAATGTAAATGGTTGTGGAGATAGGGCCGCAGACGATGCTCCATCACCACCGAAAATGGTTCCGCCACCACCACCAACCACACCAGATATTGACGGATTAATAACTGTGGATAGATTACTTAAAGTTGTTGAACCACCAGGAGTAGACAAGTCGCAATCAGAAGCGATTGGCTGACCAATAGAACCACTAACAGACACATTAGTGGTTGATATAAATCCGTGTCGATATGATACAAGTCCCGCACGACCATTACCAAAACCTCCTCCATCGCATACATAACTATACGAGCCACCAGCACCGATACTCCATATTTTCATTACCTTAGCGCCGTCAGGAACAGTATATGACGAATTAGAAGATAAAATCGTTGATACACCAGAAAACTGTGGTTGTGAAGACCAAGCTTCTGTATTCCCTAAGTATAGTTTGCTTGCTGAGACGCTTCCCACCGACAAGCTATTTACTGAATTGAGTCCTATGTTTAATGCCATAATTAAGTAATCACATATAAGGTACTTGAGTCTTTAGTTACTAACGCGTCATAATTTGCTTGACTAATTCGTACCATATTATTAATACCGCTTGCTGCCGTTATTCCGGTAATATCGCTTTTAACTAGTCCGCTAGAACCTATTGTAAAATTACCACTAACACTAGATACACTAATATTACCGCTACCAGCTATACTTTTAACGGTCGCAGCGGCAAATAATTGACTAAGAGTAATTTTTTTAGTAACTCCACTACCAGAAGAATCGTCCATAAAGATGAATAAGTCATCATTACTGAGTGATCCGCTACCTTCTGGAAATTCATTTATACGTTTAATTGACATATTAACCTCCTACAATAGTTTCGTCACCAAGACCATAATAGTAAGCCGGATCATCAAATCTACTATCATACTTTGCTTCGATATCGCTTATTGTCGGTGTGTTTTTAACATAAGTATCTATGGTTGAATACTCACCAGTTTCGGTACATGAAACTACTACCGTTCCATTTTTAACAACAACACCACTAACTGCTGCTTGTATATCGTTTGCCATAATTTATCTCCTAAGTTTTTCTTTCTATTCTTTCTTCTAGAGCCTCAAGTGTTTTACCTAGTGTTGCTATTTGAATTTTTAATTCATTCATTACTTCTATAACTTTTTGTAGGGTAATGGATAGGGCCATTTGTGTTTCTTTATTAGTTGCTAGTCTTTCCATAATGAATTCCCTATCTTTGCAGTACGGTGTTTCATTCTGGATCATTTTTGTTATTTCTTCTTTAGTAACAATTTTTCTTCCTAAACCCACCCAAAAACTAATGAGTGTTACGATAATACCTATAGATGCTGTGGCTAGGGCTTGCCAAAAATGTAATATCTGTTCATTCATATTGGTGATCCATAATGGTGGCGACACGTATAATAATACACTAAAAAAAATAAGCCATAGAATTACTCTATGGCCTATTTCTATAAAATAATATATTTATGATAAACTCAGCCTGTTTTGGCTTTGTAATCATCATTTACTGGATTTGCTGAACCGGTCATATATGTTAGTTCACCAGGAACGCTTCTACTTGGATTAGCCGCATCGTCTGACGCAAAGGTGTCTACAGCGACTGTTGGAGTACTAGTGAAAGTACCACTGTAGATATTCCAGGAACCAGCACGAATAGCTGTTGTTAATCTACGTGTTCTAACAACTTCTAGCTTGTGAATACTTCTAATTAATTGTGGTTGATCAGCACCACTTCGCAATACAGTATTTGTTACGCCAGATAAAGATTCTGTTACTCTTTTAGCGATTGGACCTCTGTTGTTAAAAGAGAAAGTACCAGCACTTAAAGCTTTGTCGGTATTTGTTCCGTCCACAACGGATGAACCAAAAACACCAACATTGGAATAGCCTAAACTAACTTGATCTAAAATTGTGGTTGTGCCGCCATTAACAACCGCACCACCCCTGTTGTTGGTTGATGTCGCTGTTACTGCGCTACCGTTTACTTGTTGTGTTGCCATAATGAGAATGCTCCTTGTAATATTTGGCTTTTACTATTTTAGTATACACATTAAGTTAAAATATTTGAAAACTTTTCATTAGTAATTTAGCCATTTTAAATAAAACAACCATTTTCGTTAGCATACACACAAGACGTATCGCTACTATCCAAATTCCATTCAATAGTTATGTCATTATCAGTATGTTGTATAACGGTTCCCAGAACATTATTGTCAATATTATATATTTTTTGGTTATTTTTATTAAAATAGCAATAACTTTGAACTAATCCAAGATCTTTGCGTTCGTTAAAAAAGGCAAATAGACATTTATCGTTTTCATAATTTATTATATCTGGAATATTTTTATGATCAATAATATCATGTCCCACAATGTGTTTTTTGGACGTCATGTTTTTTATCTCTTTGAACAAGTTTTTATACTGACAATGTTTTCTATTTAGTTCTATAAGATCTTCGTATCTTGCTATTGTAGCCATATGTTTATCTTCTATATAGATACCAACAGGTTCATTTTTAACGCCATTAGCTATTGCAACTATTTTTTCTTCGTCAAACACTATGTCTGAATAATGAATAAAAATAAAATGAGAATAAGTATTTTTATATTCGTTTATCATATTTGTTATGTTTAAGTTATGATCTATTATTTTAGCAAGATTATTATCGCTAAGAATAATTTTACTAAATAACTCATATGATTTATAATCATTAAAAAAACACAAAAGTTTATTTTTTGGTATCTGTTTAGATATGGAAACAGAGTTGTAACTATTCGTTTCGTTAAATTTTGCAATAAAAAGTACTTTATTCATTTGATATCCTTATTGATCTTATTACTTGTGTTGGTAGTGATGATTTGTTTTCTAAAAATGGTATCAGTGTTACTCTGTGTGGTTTCGACTCCATGCTTCCTATCAATCTTAAAATATTGGTATTAAAATTTTTAAAATCATTTTTTCTAATATCTTTTCTATAAGAAATATTGTCTTTGCTATCGTGTAAAATTATAGCTAGTGAATTCACATTTTTATCTATCAAATTTAACATATAATTATTTGGCATATCAAATTCTACAGAATATTTACTGAGCATGCCCGATGACCACTCCTCTTCTGTCATGGGATAAGGCTCTTTACATGTGTCATTAATATCATAGGTATCTTTATGAATAAGTCTTTGTCCAAAATTTAATCCAGCATATAATTCATATTCATGCAAAGTCCTTTTGTCTCCAAGACCATATTTACCAAACTTGGTAGAGTTTTTTTCCATTCCTAATAAATGTCTAGCTCTTTGTTTACCTATATTAGATCTATTTTCAGACGTTACTATAAAACCGTTTTCTTTTGTGTGGTCGTCCCAATGCTTGATTTGTTCCGCTCTAAGATATTCATGCCAAACTATTGGTGTTGTTGGATGAAAAAAATCGTAACCATTAGTATATGCTCTAGCAGATAGACTTATTTCTTCTCCTCTAAAATACATATTTGGATCATATATGCATTCTTTAACAAAAGTTTGTCCAGCAAATATAAAGTGCCCGGATAAGAATCGTGCTTTTATTAGTTTTATCTTTTTATTTTGTAGTTTTTGATAATCTTTAATAACTTTGGGAATAAACATTAGGTCGCCAAGATCGGTAAAGTCTGCAAAAGAAGCAATTCTCATAGGTTTTTGTTCCAAATTTTTATCATTTTTTGGAACATAACCCGGACAATATCCTCCAATAATTGGCTTAGAGTATGTCTTTTGTGTTTCTTCAAACATTTCAATTAATTTTTCGTCCCAATTTTCACAAAATCTATGGTGTGAATCAAGTTGTAAATAATATTCTTCATTATTAAATAATAATTTTTGAATAGTATTTCTTGCCCAACAAGTTCCTTGGCTTTCTCTCCAATCATAATCTAAAAATTCTATATTAATACCAGACGATAGTAGTTCTTTTTTGGAAAAACCCTGATCTTCTTGAAGAAGAACCCCAAATTTTAGTTGATCTTTATATTTAGATTTATTATATGCGTCAATAATAGTTGGGATAGTCTCAGGATCTCTATATGACGCTATACTGATGAAAATTGACATTATAAATTATAGATATTTATGAATTAGTTTTATACTTTCAATACTATTGGTGCATACATAAGAAATATTATTTTTTCTTAAATTTTCCACATGCTTAACCGTCCAGATGTTTCCTGTAAAAATTGTTTGTATTTTTGATTTATCTTTCAATAAAACTGTCGCGATAAGATTATCTTCTGGATTATCTAGCATAAAACCAGTAGAAACATATACTTTTTGTATATTGTTTTCTAATAATATTGCGCAGGCTTTGATCAGAGACTGGTGGGTAAAAGTTCTATACTCTACATAATAGTTCAGGTCTACATTTTTTTCTGTGCAAATGTTATTATTGTTTTGTATATCTTGTTTTATTTTATCATATTTTTTTGAACATAATAGATTATTTTGAATAACTATATTAATTTTTTGTGCGCCGTTATCTATAGCGTTTTTTATAGCAAATCCTCTCGAATTAGTATCCATAATACCTAATGGATAGTCTATTGGGTTCGCTATCTTAATTCCGGTATCTTTGACTAGAGACTTGCATAGTTTAGTATAAGCAAATGGTACTGATATCGAGGAGACACTATATTTAATAGCTTCTTCTATTTTTGCCTTAAGCTCTATTTCATTATAGTCTATATTATATAGATTGTATTCTATATTCATTATTTTTTCTTCACTATATCTTTTAACGACTCTATACTTGTATATCTCTTACTACCAAGTACACCGTCGGCAAAATTATAGTTGACAGCTTCTTGTGCTGTGAGTATCCAGTCGCATTTATTAGCTAATTGGGCTATTATATGTTTTTTTGCCATCATTTTTTTTAAGTTTTTTGCTTTGGCTAAATCGCTATCAATATATTTTTCTGTAAAAATATCTATCATTTTTTCGCTTTCTTTTTCACTCCATTGAACCCAACTCAAAGCGGCCTTATGTTCGTTATCAACACTAATAGATCCGTAGTGAATTAATACATTGGTATTTGGCATTAAAATTCTCAAATCCGCCGACTGTAATATAACACTACTGGCCGATTCCACACTACCATAGGCTAATATAATAATCTTTGATTTAGAAAGTTTTATGCAATCGTAGATGCCCATGCAATCACCCCAAACACCGCCAGGAAGGTGCATATGAACCAATATAGGTTCTATAGATAAGGAATTTAAATATCTAATATTTTTTTCAAAAAGAATAGCCGATCTAAAGTCTACTCCACCCTCTTCTTCTACATCTAAATATGAATGCAAATACAGTTCTCTATGTTTTGTATCAATATTATAATTATGAATATTGCTGAGTTCGAATTCGTTTTCTTTATTGGATGTTGAGTTAGACATGACTATTTTCTATGTAATTATAAACATTATTATTAATTTGTCTCATTACTTTAGAGTCGCTAAATGCTTTACCAATAGCTATTCTGAATCTATATTTTGTAAAAATATTTATGGTTTCTACACCAATTGTATTTTCAATTATTTTGGCAACACCTTTTGTTATAGCAAAATTTGTATGTCCATTCCAAAAATTAAATATAGATCCTGAAGCCGTATTTTCGTTAATAGGAATAATGCCAAATGGTGTCGCTATTATTTGACACTTAATTTTTTTATTTTGCGTCTCGTAATTTTCTTCCTCAAAACTATCTATATAGTCATCATCTGTATCTGAATCTAATTGATCATCAATACCGAAAGGATCTTTCCATTTTTCCCACATTATAGTTGGAATATCTTTCATGTTAAATACTTACTAAAAACTTGGGACGGTTGTATAAATACGTCATCATTACTATTATCTTTGGTGTTGTGAGTAATTTGGTCTACCAAACATATGTTTTCTATAAGAGATGAATTGTCTTCGTTTTTTATTTGCTTATTGATTATTTCAAGAATTTGGTCTTTTATTTTATTAGTAAAAGAACTATTCAAAAATTCAGAACAAACCACAGCGTGTTCTATCTCTGTAAGAGAATTGTGTTGAGTGTCTTTTATATAAACAACAAGATCTATTTCAAATTTTTCATTCAAAGAAATTAAGATATTAAAAAGATCGTTTTTATTGTATAGGTCTTGATTATCTTTTGAATGGTCTTCTTTTTTAGTTTTTGAAAAAAGATTAAAGATATTTTTTAGCATATTATAAAGAAATTCTTTTTAGCGTATCATCAATTAAAAAGTCTACCGATTTCTTTTTTGATAGATCTGTTTCAAATTCTATTGGTAGCCAATTTAACATAGAAAAGTTTTTATCCAACATAATAGTGCTGGACAACATACATAAGTCTTCATTTTGATCATATGAGTACTTGTCATTATTATCTTCAATATATCTCATTAAAAGATCATTATGAATTTCCAACATACAGATATCTATATCAACTATATTTTTTATAGTTGGATCTTGAAAAAAACCTAATATTGTTGTTTTTATTTGCTCCTGAATAAAAATAGGCTTATCTATAATTGAATATGGAACAATAATATCATCACTATTGGTAGATAATATATAGGTATTTTTATTTTTTAAATCATATGAAAAAATCAGGTGAAGAATTTTTATTTGTTTCATATAAGAGTCCTAATTTTAGATATGGCTGTTTTAATACTTTGCCTAACTGCCTCTCTAGTTACTCCTTGAACTCTGCCAATTTGTTCTAATGTCATATTATCATAATAGTACATCTTAACTTGGTCTTTTTGTTTATCAGATAGAATATCTGTATTAAACAGTTGCTCTATCAAAGATTTGATATTATTATTTTTTTCTTCCTCGATAATTTTGTCTACTGGCTCAATTTGAGAATGATCAGCAATAACGCTTTCTAGCGAAACATCATTATCGTCTGTATAATTAATTGAGTACTTCTCTTTTATTTTTTTAGAACTATTATTTTGTTTATATCTTTTGGTTACATATGTTTGTATAGCCCATATCCCGCATTGATTCCTATATGAATAGAGTGTCTTATATTGTTTCTCTTCATTGGAATTATCTTTAATTGTATCTTTTTTCCATCTCCAATCACCCATCATTATTGCATTAGCAACAAACGATATTGCGTCCTCATTTTTTAACATTTCTTTGGAAAGTCCAGAAAAAAATGTTGGAGCCATTTTAGATATAATCTTTTTGGCTAAGTTAAGATAAAAATCTAGAGATTCGAATTTAATATTTTTATGGTCTTGATATAAAATCTTCGGTTTACCAACGGATGGTATCATATATTTCCTTTATTAAGAAGTTGTCCTAAACTCTTTTTAAATTAACTTTTTACTTATTTAGTTAATTTTTTCCACTGTTCTGGATCTGGTCTGTCTTTGTCTCCTGGTTTTGCTGGTTTATATTTTTTACCCATGCGTTCTCTTTTCTTACGAATGTTTTCCCATAGGCCAGGAAGATTCTTTGCTGCTTCCGCTCCTTCTGTATCGGTTTCTGTTTCACCGAACATGAGGAAATTATGGATAGTAATCATATAATCTTCTGTCACAGCAATTTTACCTTGTAACCAGCTTTCTGTCAAGCCTTCCTTTACAGAAGGATTTTCTAGAGCGTCTACTATTGCCTGAGCATGTTTTGCAATAGACATGATCGACCCAAGACTCATCTGATAAAAATCATACTTATATTCCATAAGTTCCATTTCTGGACTTTCTACTTCCATATCTTCCACTTTTGTAAAGTCTATATCTTCTGCTTTGGTTGTTTCTGAAAGAGTTTTGTTAATAGAACTAAGTATATCTTTGATGCGATCATTCATAATAATTATTCTCCGTATATTATAAGGGTATTACCACGCTTTGCAAGACCAATATCTTGCTTTCCACTTTGGTCCAGGATTCTCACAGTTATGTCTTGCTCTAAAACTCTTTCTTCTCTCTGGAATATTTTTTTTAATTTTCATATTTGGGTCGCCAAAATTTACTTTAACTACATTACCTTTTTCATTTTTAACATAAACACTCATTTTTTTTGGACCGCTTGGTGTTCTGAAAGGTTTATTTAAAGTAACTTTTCGTCCTTGATATTCACTAGCCTTACCAACATAGACTAAAGATTTACCGTCTTTTGTATAGGCACCACGCATATCATAGTAATACATCTCTCCGGTTCTTGGGTTTTTATACATATAAGCGGCTAATGTTGAAAGATCGTATTCTTCTGTTGCTTCTCCAAAATCAACATAGTCTTCTTTTGCTGGTATTACAATATTTGAGTGATCAAGAGTTTCTTCATAACCATCACATTCTTCACAACCCAATGTAAAGCCTAAAATTTCTAGTGCTTGACTAAAAATTCCTCCAGAGCTTTTTTTGGTTCGTGTCTGACCAAGACAAATAGCGACTCTTTGTTTTTGATCTGGATATTCTTTTTTCATTGTCTCGTTACCCATGCAGCGAGATATGTATACGTTTCTATCTTCGTTTTGTTTTCTTGATGGTATTGGCATAGTATTATCCGAATAGATGATTGTATATAATATTGGCTGTATTAGACCAAGCTAATGTTTTGGATTTTTCCAAACCAGCTTGATTAGTTTTAACATTATTTTTATACACATATCTCATGTGTTCTATGGTTTGTTCGATTTGATTATCGCCAAAATCAGCCCAATTACCAAATCCGTCGAAAAATTTATTGTCTATAGCCGGAGTAAGCCCGTCTATATCAATGAGAAAAGAATTGTTTTTATCGCAATATTCTGTATGGGCCGAATAATTTGTGCAGATTACTGGCTTATTTAAGGCAAAGAACTCTGGTATCTCATTGTTCCATCCTTCTGCCCTTGCGGGAAAAATACCACAATCAGATAATGCTATTAACTTAGCAACATCTGAATGAAGATTAATTCTTGGTAAAATTTTAATTTTTGATCCTAGTTTGCTATTTTTATATAGAGTTATCCATGTATTATTATCTTCTTGAGATAAAAATGGATTGTGATTTAACATCCATAACTCAACATTATCTTTTTCATCAAACGCTTCATTAAAAATATCGAGCAAAACATCGTGTCCTTTTCTAATCTCCCACTTGCCTATATTTAGAAAAATATATTTATCAGTATCTTTCTTTACTAAGTTATTTACTGAATCATTAAAAATATTGGGATCTACTCCTAATGGGCTAACAATAATAGGAATATTGATGCCGTTATTTATTAAAATATCTTTTGCCCAATTTGACGCGACAAAGATGGTGTCTAGGTTGTTTATCATCCTAACTTCTTTTGGTTTGAGTTTGTCGGTTTCAAAAAATGTTAGGGCTCCATATTTTTTATTGCCTATTCTGTTCGCCAAATCAAATTGATGCCATATCTTTAGACACGTATCCTCATTATTAAAAGTGTCTTGTTTCCCCATGTCGTGAGATAACATAGCAGCATATTCTTGAGAATCTACTTGTGCGCCACCTATTGGGAATAAACAGATATCAAGTTTTTCTCTTAAACATTTGTATATATTAAATGATGTTATACCATAGCCAGTAAAATTTATTGGACAATTTAAATTAAGTTTTTGCATTTTCGTATACCTTATTGTGAGTATTATTAACTTGTATGAATGTTGTTTTTTTACCAAAGTCTTTGATTTTATTTGCTCCAACATATGTGCAGGCACTGCGTAGACCTCCATAGACATCTTGCAAAATATCTATTGCATGACCCTTATATGAAACAGTAACACATTTGCCTTCTGCTGTTCTGTAGTTTGCCACTCCATCATGGTGTTTATCCATAGCATTTTTGCTACTCATGCCATAGTATTGTAATGATACTTTGCGTTTTTCAACATCAGGAGATTGTGGATCGAAAGGTTGCCATCCACCACTTCTCATTTTCCATTCATATTTCCATTCTCCTTCGCACTCATCAGCACCAGCAAACATACTACCCAACATTACAAAATCAGCATTACCACCAAAAGCCTTACAAATGTCTCCGACTACTTTACAGCCTCCGTCAGAACAAATGTGTCCACCAAGACCATGAGCAGCGTCCGCACATTCCATTACCGCACTCAATTGAGGGTATCCCACGCCAGTTTTTAAACGAGTAGTACAAACACTGCCTGATCCTATACCAACCTTGACTATATCAACTTTGCCATGAATAATTAATTCTTCTGTCATTTCTGGAGTTACGACATTTCCAGCCATTAGAATAATTTCTGGATATAGTTTACGAATATGAGATGCTGTTTTTACAAATTGTTCAGTGTATCCGTTGGCTACATCTAGACAAATGTTTGGAATATATCCTTGACTATGTTTTATAGTATTAAAAACACGCTCTAGTTTCTCGATATCTTTTTTAGATGTGCCAGTCGAATACCAAAAATAGTCGGTGGGTTTAACAAACAGATTGACTAGTACATCCTCGTCATAGTGTTTATGTAAACAAGTAATAGACTGATGTATAGATAACGATCTACCCATAGGTATCGTTCCAACAGTGTCCATATTTGCTACCATTAGTGGTACACAATTTAGTTCTCTAGGGCTGTGAGCAAATTTAAAAGTTCTAATCAAATTTACTTCGGATCTGCTATTTAATGTTGATCGTTTAGGACGAATCAGAACATCATCAAAATCTAATTTAGTTTCGTTAATTATTTTTTGCATTGAAAAAGTACCATCTGTTGTAGGTTTTAATTTCTTTGTCGTTATGTATTTGTAATAAATAAATTTTAACATCATCCCATGATGAGAATATCATTTGATGTGGTATAGTTCCGAACAACCAATCCGGAGCTTTTTGTTTACCTTGAGCCATATGTACTATAATAGGTTTTTTCTGACGGTTTGCCCAAAAAATTTCTTCATATGTACCACAAGGATGAATATCCAAATCCAGATTAACAATTAAAAAATCACTGATATCTACCAATCTAAGATCAACAGAACGAATTACTTTCATAACACTAGAAAGTTCATCGTAATTCATTTCTTGTTTAAGTTTTAACTTATACTTATGAGTTTGCTCATCCTCTTGGCCAACTATTGTCGGTTTTTTTATTGGATTAAAAACTACTATTCCTAAATCTTCTAGGAATGGAGTTATATTATTTCTCCAACCGTTGCCTCTATCTACAACTCTATCCATAGCACCGGCTAAATACACTCTTTGATTATTTAGTCTATTGAACATTATTATATAATAATTTAATATATGGTTCTCTACTGCGTCTAACCTCTTCAAGACATTTGGCTAAATGTTCTGGATTCGTAGATCTACCCGTTGGGTTTTCGTAGTACAAACCTATTGGGTGATTAATCATTTCTAATTTTGCTCCACCAAATGCACACCTTAACCAAAATTCTCCATCTGCCGCAGAAATATATGATTCATCAAAATATCCAAATCGATCATGCAAACTCTTTCTCCACAAAGGCATACAATGTGGAGAATTATTTCTTAATAAATTTTCTAAAGAATGAGGTAAACATGGATATATTGCGTTATACTCGTTATCTTCATAGGCTTCATTTGCTATGCGTGAAACGTAAGTAATTCCATAGCAAACATCTAGACTTGGTTTTTTATCGAATCTTTTGAGTAATATATCTATGCTATTAACAGATTTCCTATCGTCTACGTTCCAATTGCCAATTATTGTGGATGAACACATATTTATGGCAATATTCCACGATTGATATAGTCCTGGGTCTGACTCTAATCTTTTATATATGATATTAGGATATTTTTCGCATAGTGGTAGGATGTATTGTTTTTCATTTTCTGGAGAATCGCAGTCTAAAATAATAAACTCAATATCGCTGAACATTGTTTGTTTTATCATATCTTTTAAGTATCCGCTTATAAATTTTTCTCCTTTATATACAGTACAAAAGATAGAGCACTTATATGATTTATTCATTTTTGAACCAATATCCATGTTTGACTTTGACATACATTATCGCATCCTAAATTAAAATCTGTAATAGAAATATCTTTGTATCCGGGCCAATCATTATTAGTAAATATATAATCGATATATTTTTTATTGCCCCAATATCCACACTCAACAACATTGAATCCTACACTCATCATTAGTAAACATAAGCCAATTGGTGTTATTCCCCAAAAGTGTATGGGCGTCATGTGGGGAATATTAATTATTGGAACAGTTGTGTATAAAAAACCACCATCTTTAGTATGATCATAAAGATTTTGTATAGCTATAAATGGATTATATAAATGTTCTATTGTTTGATTAAAAATCACCAAATCATGATTTTTTTCTTCAATATCAAAATTATGTAAATCGTACGGCGGATATGGTAAATATGTTTTATTACTGTAGTCAATATAACATAATTCTGCATCACTTTCACATGTATATAATAACTTATCTCCTGTTTTTATATTAAACTTTTCGATCCATTCTTTAAAATCAATAATTGACACAACTCTAGGAGGGTCAATATTTTTATACTTTATCAATTCTGATTCTGATAAGTATTCATTTATTTTACTAAATCTTTCATAGTATGAATTAGGTTTAATTATATATTTATTATATATGCTATATATATTTTCAATGTCAAATTTTTTCATGTTATTATCTATTTACGCTTGACTTATATCTATATTTATCTATATTTATCTTTTGAAACTTTATTTGAGCCTTCATATATTATGGGATTTTCTAACCAATATACATTACTATTGAATCCGAAATCCAGATTTTCATTATTAATTTTATGACAACAATATCTTAAAGCAGGATTGTGTGTATTGACCTAGGCACTGGTGAAATATTGCCTCGTATTTATAACCAGTCTCAAGCAAAAATTCTGCAAAAGCTTTTATTTCATGGTTTCTAAAATCAGGATAATCTGTTAGTTCATCAAAAGCCAAGATAGTATTATTTTGAAATCTATCTTTAAGAAGAGTTAGTACGGTTCTAGCTGAACTATATATATCGCTATCTATATGAACAAAAGCGACTTTTTCTGTATGATCATTAAGAAATTTCACAAGGCTATTTTCAAAATAGCCTTTTATAAGCTTGATATTTTCTTTCCACGGTTGCATTGTTATAGTTGGTCTTTGGTCGTACATACCTGGGTTATCATCGTTGTTCCCGTATATAGCCCCTTGTGGAGTGATACCTCCGAGACTATAAACTCCTTTTGGATTATCTTTATCCCAAAACTCTGGTAATCCCTCAAAACTATCAAATCCATAAACAATATTTTTGGTAAATTCAGAAATGGTAGTTATACTCCGACCCCTATAAACACCAAATTCTAGCCATAATCCATCAACAGCAACTTCTTTGCAACAGTGTGTTAGGTATGTTTTGTGATAATCATCGACGTCTACTCTTTTGGCAGTATTTTTAACTTCGAATAAGATTTCGTCTATTTTTTTTTCTAATTCAATTGACATTAATTTTTTCCTTAATATAGTCTATTATATCTTTAGAAGGCTTCCAACCTAAAAGGTTGTATATTTTTTCGTTGTTTGATAGTGTGTCTTTTGCTTCGCCGGGTCTTGGGTCTATAAAATTATAGTCACCACCTATCATTTTGGCAATACTGATAATCGAATAATTTTTTCCAGAACCAACATTGAATATTTGTCCAAAAGTTTTTTTATTTTCTGTTATTGCTGCAAAGATATTTGCCTCAACAACATCATTTACATGTATAAAATCTCTACTTTGAGATCCATCTCCAACTATAGTCATTGGTTTTTTATTATTAAACGCATCAATAAACAACCCTAGAACCGGAGCATATGGTCCGCTAGTGGGCGATCTGTCTCCGTAAACATTAAAATATCTTAGAGATATTGTTGGCAACTCATAAAAATTATTGTATAATACACACAAGTCTTCACCAGCTATTTTGGTAAGAGTATATGGATTTAAACAGTCACGTTCCATATCTTCTGATAGAGGTGGAGTATTTTTTAATCCATAATATGCTGATGTTGACGAATAAATTATTTTTTTGATATTATATTTTTTTGACAACTCTAGAATGTTTTGGGTTCCAAGAATGTTTGTTTTTACGGCTTTGCTTGGATTTATTATTGTCGGGCCTATTCTTGATTCGGCGGCTAGATGAAAAACAATATCGATATTTCTTTCGAATATTGGCTCTAAACTGTCATGATCACAAATATCTATATTATGATATTTTGCAAAATCGTTATAGTAAAATCTCTCATTTGATGTTGCGGATAGATTATCTATTACAGTTGTTTCAATATTCATAGAAACAAGCCTATCAACAAGATGGCTTCCAATAAAACCACAACCACCAGTAACAATCGCTGTTTTTATTTGCATTTTATAGACTCCGCTATTTGTTTTTTAAGTTTGGATGAGCTATATTCATGATCTCTTTTATGAAAATGTACTGGTATAGCTAAATCGTGTCCTGTATATTTAGTATTTTTATACTCGTCGCTTAATATCATAAGATTAATTTTATGATCAATTAATATATCTTTAAGATCTTCTTCTGTTTTATATACTACTACATCGTCTATGTATTTGATGGAAGATAAAATTAATTTTCTTTCTTCCAACGATTGTACTGGTTTATCCTTATGTGGTCTTTCTATAGATGGGTCTTCATGAAGTCCAATAATAAGATGATTACAATGTTGTTTTGCTTCCATAAATAGTAATATGTATCCAGGATGTATAATATCAAAATTACCAGAAATAAAACCTTTGACCGATGTGATATTTTTTCTCCAATCATAAGCATTAATAGCTCTATCGTCTATGAGAATATCAAATGATGGTTTTGTGTTCATTATTAATTCATGATATTTTAGTTTCCAGGTTTTAAGTTGTTCTTGAGTCAACATCGTATAATCTATTTTCGACGTTGTTCCTCTTGCCGTAAAAATTTTTATAGTGTTACCAAGATCGTATAATCTATTAACTTCTTTTATAGCTTCCAAAATTGGTATTGCTGTAGAATAATCTTTAGATGATAGAGAGCATAATGTGCCATCTAAATCAAAACAATAAACCTTATTGTTCATATACGATACTTGTCCCATAAATATCTATTCCATAATCCAGTCTTGGATATCCTATGCTTTCCATTTGTTGATCTAAAAATTTATGTCTATTTTTTGGAGCATATACGAGCAGAAATCCTCCTCCGCCAGCCCCAATTATCTTTCCTCCTAAGATTAGTTTTCTTTCGATAAGATCATCATATATACTATCTACAACATTATTGGAAACACTAGCCGACAAAGATTTTTTGTATCTCCAATAATCATTTAATAAAAGCCCATAGTCATCAAAATTATTGTTTATTAATGTGTCAAGCATTTTAAGACCAATATCCTGTATTTTTTGTAAATTAGAATTAAATTTTTGATGGTCTTTTTTTTGATCGTGTAAAATTTCTGAAGCGCTTCTTTGTATACCGGTATAGTATATTCTTGTATTTTCTATTAATTCATCAATATTTGAAATATTTACTTTAGATGGGAACACATTTCCACTAGTATCTATATCAAATTTACAAACATGTCCATAAGATGCAATATACTGGTCTTGTTTGCCGACTGGTTCTCCCAAAGTATTTATTTCTAAATCACAAGCTAATTCGGCAATCTCTTGTTTAGACATATTTAGATTAGAATATTTTTGTATAGCATTAATTAAGCCAACTAAATAACTACCAGAAGATCCTAGTCCCGTATTAGAAGGAAGATCTCCGACACTTATGATTTCGCATTTATTATAGATTTTAAATTTTTGTAATACACATCTTGCTCTTTCATTAGATAATTTATTTGAATTAGTAACTTCTTCATTTTGTAAATATCTTAATCTGACAAAATTATCTAGTATATTTCTTTTAAAATGAATATAGATATATTTATCTATGGCCATAGAAACTACCGAACCACCAAATCGTGAATAAAATTCTGGAAGGTCTGTTCCTCCACCAGCCAACGTAACTCTAAGTGGTGTGCGAGATATTATCATAAAGTATAGTTAGACGCAATAGCGTCGTTATAGAACATTTTTACAGTTTCCAATGAAAATTCGTCAAGATTTTTATTTTGTAAAGTCATAAATTTTTTAAGTATAGGTTCTGTGACCGTTATTATATCATAACCAAGCTCACTTGCTTCATAGATATTGTATACTTCTCTTGTGCTTGCCCATAAAATTTTAGCATTTTGTGGTAAATTTTCTTTAGCAAACTTAGTTATGCTTTTCGGATGATAGCCAGTATCGCACATTCTGCCAGCAAAAATGGAAACAATAACATTAGTTGTATTTTGTATATAAGGTAATAAAGATTCTATTTGATTTTGTGTCATAACAGCAGTTATATTTATCATAATATTGTCATCTAATAATTTTTTAATCAAATTTTTGGTAGATTGATTTTTTGTATTTACAACAGGAATTTTTACATATATATTTTTACCATACGACGCAATAATTTTTGCCTGCCTATACATTTCATCTATATCGTCTACGCAAACCTCAAAAGATATTGGCTTATCTTTGACATATTTTGTAACAGATTGTATGAATTCCGAATATTCTACGACCCCTGCTTGTCTCATAAGAGATGGATTTGTAGTAAAACCAGAAATTATATTAGTGTTGTTATAACTTAATATTTCTAGTTCATTTGAACCATCATAATATATAGATATTTTCATTTTGTTTGACTTAAAATATGTACTACCATATGAAGAATGATTCCCTGCCATTCTTCTGCGTGAGGGGTTATCGTATCATCATCAATACATGGTATTTTTATGCAGGCATGAGAGTTTGGAAGAGAGTATCCGCCGTCTCTACTGACTATTGATAAAATTTTGCATCCTTGTTCCCAGGCGTATTGTATAGACTTGACTAAATTATAGGAAGTTTTTATAGAGCCACCACCAACAGAAAGAATAATTAAAATATCTTCTTTACAGAGTTTACTAATCTTAAGCCAGTTTTTATAGGCATCTTCCCAGGACTCATCATTAATTCTTGCTGTTAATTCAGAAACATTGTCTGTTGGAGTATATGTTTCTATACTCAAAATTTTTCGAAAATCATTGACAGCATGAGAGGCGTTAGCGGCACTACCGCCAACACCAACAATAAATAGTCTGCCTTTTGATGAGATATTTTTTATAGTATCTATAAATTTCTGTATTTGTGTTTTATCGAGAGAATCACAAATAAACTTTATGTCGTCTAAATATTGGTTAATTGTTGCCATTGATTAAATTTTTTATTTTTGCTTCGACTATTTGGTAATTGTAAACACTATTGTACTTTTCGTTTATTTTTTGAGACATACTATTATAGTAATTGGAGTCCTGTAAGGCAATCATTTCATTTTTATACTCTTCCACAGAAAAAGCCATCTTTCCACATCCATGTAATTGTTCTTCGTGTCCCATATTTATTCCTGGATAAGATATTATTGGAGTATTATGAGACATTGCTTCTATTATAGAGGCAGAACAAACTTCTCCATCTGATCTACAATGTGCATAAACGTCTATTGAGTCAAGAAAAGAATGTATGGTATGAACACAAGATGATTGATTAATAAAGATCACATTTTTAATATTATTGTCTCTAACATAATTTCTGTGTGCTTCTCCACCACCCATTATCACATAATAAGTTTTAGGAGATTGTATCTGGCTAAATGCTTCTAGACTGATTGTTGAACTTATAGAATTATCTCCTCTTTGATGTAATCCATATACAAAAGCATCATTTGGAATTCCTATTGTTTCTCTAAAATTTTTATTCCATAATTTTGGAACATAAACAACGGGAGGAATAATTATAAGTCGTGACGCATCCCCACCATTTTGAATCCATCTTTTTGCTTGCCAATCACATAATAAAACATAATACTTAACATTAGATTGATCAAAGACATGATCGCCATGAACAGTATGTATGATAGGTATTTCTTTAAGTGTTTTATATGGATATTCTGTCTCTCCATTCCCCGCAGTAATTAAATAATCGTATTTATTTTCATCGAACAGGTCGGTAAAATTTGTATTATACCAATCATTTTTAATTCTGTATCCAACTTGTATCTTTATAAGATTGATGCCGTTGTCTTCAAATAATTTAATTCGTTGTTCATCATTATCGGGATGTTGCCAAGATTGACAAGGAAGTGGGGCTGCGTTTGTGTAGTAATAATCTATATTGTGTTCTTTGTGATATATTAAGGCTATTGTTTGTAAATATTTTTCTATACCACCATTACCCATGCCAGCGAATTTACAAAAAGCAATTTTCATTTTATTTTTTAAAAATCATATCAGCACATATTTTTGTTACAAATTTATAATTTTTATTTAATAAAAATTGTTTTGTTTGATCTGTATATCCATTATCTTCTAGTGAAATAACATCAATAAAATGATTATCAAAATCAATACCTTCCAATACCTGCATTTCAGCACCTTCAACATCTATGGACATATAATCAACATGTGTGATATTGTTTTCATTCATGATTGTTGATATTTTTTTTACCTGAATATCTTTTTTTATAACAACATCATTTGCAGCAGAGACTTCACGATTTAATCTTTCGATATGTCGGAGGTCGTATGTTTCTCTCAAACCGCTTAAAGATGAAATGCTACCTTGTATTTCCCAAAATTCTTTAATAGAATCTTCATTTCCAATACAACAATTGTAAGTTTTACAATTTCTATTCTTTACTAATTTATCATACTGGACTTTATTGGGTTCAATACATATACCATTCCAATTTAAATAAAACTCAAATAAAGAAGAATTGGATCCGTCCAATCCATTACTCGCTCCAACATCTATAAAAAATTTACTTTTTACATTATGAAAAAAATGTTCATGTACAAATTCCCATGGTTGTGGATACGGTAAGTGTTTTTCGTGTGGTTGATGTGCTTCGTCAAATAGTCTTTGCATATTTTACCTTTAAAAATAATCTGTTTTAAATTGTTTATACACCAAATATAATCACTAATTCTATTAATTAATGCGTATTTTATAAAATATTTCTAAGTTGTATTTTTATATTATTGAGGGTTGGTTCTCTATCTGTAAATAAATATTCGGATACGATTTTTGTATACTCAAAATTGTTTTCATCTAAGTAAATAATTTTTTCAATAAAATCATCTAAATTACTAAAGTCATAAAGATTTAAAAATGATCTAGGATTAAAGTCTTTATGGCAATTATTATCTGCCCAATATAGAGGTAGACATCCAGCAGTTTTTGCGTGAATCATTTTTTCAGTGTAGTATCCTGGAGATATAGAGTTTTCAAAACATATGTTAAATTTATAATCTGATATAGTTTTTAATTTATTATCTTCTCCATAAAACCAATTTCCAAAAGGTTTTCCGTAGCAATCGACTTTTTTATATTTTCCAAGTTTTTCTATTATTTCCCATCTATGTGGTGACCTACCATTAAACACGATACAACAAAATTTATCTTTATTTTTTCTTGTTAATGGATTGACCTTAATATATTCTAGTGGAATAATATATTGTGGATTAGTATAGTTTATTTTATTAAACCAATCAATTTGTAATACCCATAGCGGTAATCTAATATTTTTGCCGTTATAGGAATCAAAATCAAAAGTTAAACTATATTGACAATCATTATAGTTAGGACGTAAATTTTCTCCAGTATAAAATATTTTTTTTACTTTTGAGCTAACTTTATTATGTGACTTGCCAAAACAAGAATATATTAAAATATCAGTATCATTAGAAAATGGTATAAAATTATATGAATTATCAATAGATAAAATAAGATCACGAAAAAAATTATTATTATAATCGAAACCGTCCCAAAAATCAGCAAAAGAAATTTTCATAATTGTACTGTACTTTCAAACAAGGTATTTTGTTCACATATTGGTGGCTCACACCAATAAGAATTTAAATTAAGTTTAAATATTATATCATTAAAATACCAATCAATAGCTTCATCAATATCATTAATAGTATTTTTAAGTATTTGTAGACCAGATTTTTTTATAGCATAACAATGACAACAACGTGATGAGGATACTTGATAAACATGTTTATCTTGTAAAATATTATTACTCCGTAATCCACAACAACCTCCTAACCAAAATATATCCCAATTTTCTGGTAATTCTTTGGCATATTCTACATATTTATCAAAAAAATTATTATCTAGTATAGCATCATCTTCTAGAATTAAGATTGTGTTATAGTTTTTATTTATTGCATCTTTTATAATATGACAATGTTTGAGAGCCAAAGATATCTCAGATAATCTTAAATATCTTCTATCTTTTTTAGTTAAATTAAAAATTAGAGGATATTCTTTTTTAATTTTTTCTATGTCTAGAATATCTTTATCATAATTTTCTATAAATGTATATAGATCTTCAGATAGTCGAAATTTATCAAGTTGATTCTGTATAAATGGTCTTCTTTCAACTAACTTGGAGTAATGGCATATATAGATATGGTCTATGGTATTGTTCATAAATAATCTAATCGCCACTTTTGTCCACCAAAATGTCTAATTTTTGTGTCTTCTTTTTTAGTTTTCACTATGTTATACTGTTGAATATTTGAATCTATTGTATTATAATCTTCTTCAAGAATTGTTGTATTCCATTTTGTATCTAGTATACAAACATTATTATTTAGTTGTTGTATGCCGTATAGCATATCGTCGTTAATCACAGAATTCCAGCCATAATTTTCTAAATTTTTATAACTTAACCAACTATGCCTTGGTAGACCTGTTAATGTATACCAACATCCTTGCTCCGACCAAGTTTGCCATAATTCTGTATTTTTATACTTATCATATAGATTTTGATCTAAAAAATTTTCCAATAATTTTCTAGTCCAATCGTTAATTCTCATAGACCAAATACCCATACAATGAGTATTTCCGTTGTCTATTGCATAATTAAAATTATTTGTACAAGGAAAATCGTCTGACATATCAAATATACAGGCATCGGCATCCAAGCAGAAGATGATATCATCATCATTGATATACTTATCTTGCAATAATTGATTTGCTCTTACAATTTTTTGCCAATTATAGTTTCTGTCTCCAATTTTGGTATCAAAATGATGGTAGATATAATTATGTCTTAATGCAAAGTTTTTGGTTTTTTCTTGAAATTTTAGAAAATAGTCTTGTCTATAGTCTTGATAGTTAGCTATTTGTAGTAGTATTTTTTTCACAAATTTTCTCCAGTATATACTTATATAATTTATTTAACGTAAAATGTTGATTATAGATTTTTTTACCATAAGTTATATAGCTATCATAATTGGTATTTATTATATCTATTAATGACTTTTCAAGATTATCAAGACCGGATATATTTATTATAATCGCAGCACTATTCCAATCAAATAATTCTGACATTGGCAAAAATGGTTTATTTGTTACTATAATTGGCACAGATCCTAATTGAAAAGACTCATATAATCTAAAAGAATTAAGGCCATATCCACGAGGACAAAAGGTAAAATAACTCTGCTGAGTAATTTTAATAAAATCAGCAAGGTTATTATCTGTAACGGTAGGCGTCCATTGTTTTGCTTTTACTAGAAATTTTTCATTATTTGCATATTTATTATAGATTTCATATCTCAATTGATGGGTGATAGATCCAACAAAAGAGGCTAAATATTTTTTGGGTTCGTTGGACACAATTAAATTTGACGGTATATTCGAACATATAAGTGGAATAGGTATTGTGTTCTGTTTTATAATATTTCCACCGGCAGCAAATATCAAACAGTCATATGGTAAATTTTCTTTTGGAGCATCGTCGTGTTGGCAAACAGTAAAATATTTCTTGTCTTTTTCGAGACTATTTAGTTTTTCTTGTAAGTTATTGTCCTGGTTCTGAATATAAGTTGTTGTCCAAGAAATAGGAATATAGAATATATGTTCAATATTTTCTTTATTGTATTCTTTATAAAAATAATCTTCTAAATAAAGACCAGTATGATACGGTGGATATGTCGGATAATTTGGTTCTGGTCTGAACTCAGAAAAAAAATCATTAAGATATTTTTGGTAGTGATGCATATTTATCTTTGACTAAATTTAGTAGTTTGATTTTATTTTGAACACCAACAACCCAATTAGCGTGGTGCATAATTATATCGGCAGGAATATTAAAATCTTGACCATTCCATACCATACCGATACTTTGTGCTACTGTATAAAATTTATTTGATAAAAATTTAGCTTTACATTTATTTATATGTATATTTAATGAGGTTTGATCTTCTTCTATATATTCTTTATTTATTGTATTGAATAGATCGATGGTTCTATTATTAACTCTGGAAATAAAAAATCCAGAACAATACGGTAAATAGCCGGTGTCATACTGACACGCTATGTCATAATCTTGTAATTCTTCCAGAAGAATATCAACTATTTTTGGACTAAAGAACTGTATATCAACATCAGCAAAAAGAAAAAGACTATTTCTGTTTTCTTCACACGCTCTTAAAAAAATTTCTGTTTTTTTGTAACAGGTTTGTTTCCATCCATTTTCTTTAAAATTTGCGGTTTTACATTCTTGAGGAATAAAATAACTATTAAGTTCTACGTCTTTTGGCAATGTTGGTAGAAAGAATTTATCATACAATTCATTATGAGAATCTGAATGGACGGTATAGATTTTCATTCTAAATATTCCTATATTTGTCGTATAAATCTAAATCTTCGCAATACATACACAAATTTTCTCCACACAATGAATCTGCTATATGATAAGGTTTACTCCCCAACCATAATTCAGCGCTCATTCTTTTCCATGGATTACCAGCAACAATTGGTCCATTAATTTTTTGATGATCAATAGGATCTTGTAAGATATTTATCCAATCACATCTGGCCATCCAGAAATTACCAGCAAAATGAGCAAAATTACTGTGCATCCAACTGATACCAAGTATATCTGCTATGTCTAATCTTTTTAAATTATCTTTATAGTTTATTAATATTTGTTCATTCATAATCCATCTCCAATATTTTTTACCAATAATCTCTGGTGCTGACACTCCTTTTGTGTGAAAATATAAGACTCTACCATCTGGATTGTTCTTTGACCAATCATATAACATTTTTAAAGTTGGTGTTTCATATTCATGAATATTTTTACTATGATATTGTATATTTAACCCTATTGATCTTGTCCACTCAGTATCTTTATTAGATCCTAAGATTCCACAAATAGGTTTTAAATTTAATTGATCACAAATATCTTTTTGTTCTTTGACTACTTCTTTCCAATTATTCATTGCTGCTATGTGATAAAATGGTTGAAAATTAGAACACCCTACAAATGATCTTCTTTGACTAACAATACCGGTGAATGTATTTCTATTACACTTGCATTTTATTTGTTCTTTTACCTCTTCTTTTACTTCTTGTTCTAGTATTTTTAATGACTTAGAAAATAAAGAGTCAAATTCATCTGTCATCCAAACACCATTGTCCAAGGGTCTTGTTCAATATTTTCAATTAATTTCATTCCATCTCCACCTTGTATATCTGTTCCTAAATGTCTTGCTTGTATAACATTAGTATTAAATGCCATAGCTATAATTTTTTTCTGATTTATATGTTTACTAATTTCACTATCAAACTGTATTGAAATAGGGAAGATTTTTTCTATGCAATATTTACAAAAATTTGGAGTAACAACATAAGCAAATGTACCCCATACATTGCCAGTAATCCTGTTGATCAAGGGATGTACTTTCTTTAATTCTGTATGAGAATGTCTGTGAAAACCAAAATAAAGAAGATCATATTTAAAATAGTCTATATAATCTTCTAAATATTTATCTATTATTGGATCTACAGTAACATCGTCTTCAAGAATCAAAAAATCTTCATTGGCATCAATACATTTTTTGTATAGTTCATAATGAGACAAAGCACATCCCACAGCACCATAAGTTAAAGAGATACCGAATGTTTTATTTTTATCTAATAATTCTGATTTACTTTTTTCTGTTAGAATATTATTTGATATATTTTTAATATCTAATTGAAATCCATCTACAGCACTAAATCTTTTTATACGACTTGATATAATCTTAGATTTTTTAATTTCTGATAAAAAGTGTTTATTCCTTTCTTTTCTTCTGTCTAGATTAATATAGTAGTATTGCATTTTACCATTTATTTTTTGGACAAGCCTGATCCTTCCAGGCTAATTTATTCATAAAGATTTTTTTATTACTTATGTTGCATCCACAAACCAGACACTGATTCGCTGATTTATTCATCATGTCGCAATCATTACATATTTTATATCTATAATTAATTAGTTCTTGACTACTTTTAGGAAAACCAGAGTAGGCATGCCATATTAATGATTTTATAAAATTTTTAATTTTAAGAAGATACATTCTTGTGTTCCTTTTTATTTTCTTTGATTGGAATTATGGTATTTTTTTCATCCATAGTATATATTTGTATATCATCAACTATTGTTTCTCCTGATATCCAATGAGGAAATCCTGAATCTAAATTATAACAAAGTCTTTGATTATTAGATTTAAAATTAACTGTTATTAAATAATAATTATTATTGTAGACAAAACAATTACCAGCTAATAATTCTTCTACATATTTCATATATCACTATATTTATCGTAGTATTCCATGTCGTCTAAAAGTTCGTCTTCCTTGATTTCTTGTACACGATTTTTAAAAGCCTTTTTGGCTTTATTGGCAAGTTTTTGATCATCAGAAATAAATTTTTTAAATTTCTTATTAGAACTTTTATTATTTATTTTTCTGTTTTCTCTATCTAAATCATCTTTCATTTTTCTTCTTTATTTTTCCTATATTCATTTATCCAATCCAAAAACTTAGAAATTCTAGTATGACCAGACTCTTCATTATATTTCGACTGTGGCGATCTGTCAACTGCCATGACACAAGAATTAATACCAGCCAGTCTATTATTAATAAAAAGTCCCCCGCCGCTATCTCCGCTGGATATTAGAAACTCCATTTTTGTAATATTTTTATCTGTTTTATCAGATGATGAGCATACTAGCATATCTTTTTCTATATTATCTATCCTATTCAGTCCTGCTCTTTTTTTGTCATCATAAAATTTGGAGCCTGTTTCAAATGTTCCGCTAAATCCATAACCACAAATTGCACACTCTTTACCAACTTCATTTTCCTCATTGTATAGTTCTGGATATTTGTCAAGATCAAAAGATAATTCTGACCTACCGATTGCTATGTCTGCTACTCCAAAACCACCATTTTCAAAATTTTTGTGCATTCTTATATCTGGTATACAGTATTCTTTATCATTTATATAAAACGAACATGATACGCTTCCTTGAATAACATGGGCTGCTGTTAATATGTGATAATCATCTATGGCGACAGCGGAACCACAAAATTTGGATCCGTCTTTTGCTAATCCACAAATTTTACCAACAGTTTTAAATGAGTTAGCATATTCTATGTATTCTGCGTCTTTAATCCTAGGATCACGAGTTCCAGCATATATCGGAGATGCTATTACTGATAAAAGAAAAATTCTACGAGATAAACCAAACATATATCACCTATATTTTATAGGATTTATTTTTACCGTATCTAAATACACTTATTATAAATTTTTTTCTTTAAATTCATAAAAATATAATTCTTCTTCACTTTCGCTAACCCATCTGCTTCCAGTATTTTCACAACTAAATTCTAAACTGAATACTTCCCAGTCTGGTTTTTTATCAAATTTTTTGGCTATGAAACTACCACCATCCATCCAAAGAACTCTGTTATTGGGTTGTAAAAAATATTGACCGTCAGATCCCTGGAAAAAATGACCACACTTGTGTCCTGCCGACATTTCGCCGTAGCCATTTTGATATTGTGGGCCTAGACACCAATCTATAGTAAACATATATTTAGCTTTATGTAGCTTCTTATCTTTTAAGAAGATATTAGCTGCTTTATTTTTTGTGTACTGATCTATCTTAATGGACGCATAATAACTAATACTATCCCAAAGTTGAATCCAATCTAATGGGTAGTTTGAACCACCAGATTCGTCTGCTCTCAAATAGTGGATAGGTACTCTTGCGTGTTGACTACCGTATTCTGTCATAACAGAAAAAAGACCACATCTTTGTGGAATACTAGTAAAATTAAAAACCTCTACTACTATTCTTTTAGAGTTAATATCCGGGGGTTTATTATAGAAAAAATTTGTATCTAGATAACAAAAAAAGGTTGGAGTGTCTATATTTAGATAATTACTCATAAAACTTTTGATGCGATTAAGCAACCCTTAGAAACAGCATGAAGTGGGTCTGATGAATGTACTACCTCTTTAACTGGTAGTGGAAAATTATTTTCTACTAATTTTTGTCTAAATTTTTCAACATAACCTTTAGCCTGAGAAGTCCCTCCTGCTATAACTATTTTAAGCGGATTTTTAAATTTTGGCAAAGATTTATGACCAGTTAATGCAAATGTTAATTGTTTCGTTGTATAATCAATAAGACGATCATAATAAGCAGAAACAGCGGATAGAACTGGATTATCATTCGGTTCGCCTATTTTAAATTCGCCGCCCTCTTTTTCTGCCTGAACAACACTGTCTGGTTCTCCTGTGGCTACAGCACTCATACGGTCAATCCAATCACCTGACTTTGTTGTGCTAAAGACTACTGTTGGTTCGCCATTTAACATAACGCAAACATTTGTCATACCAGCACCGCAACTAATGGCTATGCCAGTATAATCGTCTCCTTCTAATTCAGCATAGCATAATGCTTCTGCTTCGTTGATTGCCCTAGCATCATAACCACATTCTGCTAATACTGTTTTAACAACATCTTCATGATAACCAACATCAAAATCTTCATCTTCTTGATCTACTGGTTGAGCAGGAACGCAGAAAACCAGTTTTTCCCCTGACTCTGATGCTGTGCCGACTACTTCTTTTAGAATAAATGCAAGAATTCTTTTAGCGTCTTTTTCTTTAGCAGAAACAACGCCTCTATACATGGGTCTTTTTGCGGCGTCATTACGTTCTACTGCTTTTTCAATTGCATCTTTGCCAAGAATAATGAATGAGCCGTCATTGTCTTTAATAAAAACCTTACCAGATAAGCCTTTTTCTATCATTTTTGTGGCTACTGGGGTTGTTGGCTTAATAATATAAAATGCGTCTCGAAAATCTTTATACTCTATGTTTCCGTTATTATCTTTTGATAAAACAATGAAACTAGTACCTACGTCAAGACCTTTTGCCATAATTTACCCCTTAAGATTTTTAAGTTTATTTACAGAGTTTGTTATATTATCTTGAGTCTTTTTTATATCTCCTAAAGAATCGTATTTTTTTTCCAAACCATCGGTTTTAATATCTACAACTATTTTCTTATCATCTATTGATATAGTGTTATTTTCTTTAATATGATGTTTTTGTTTGGTTAAAAATGACTCATGAGTATTATTTAATACACCGTTCTGACTACCAAATCGACCAAAAATAAAGCCAATTAATAGACTATTAATATTGAGAATGATTAGTATAATAATCAGAGGATCCATATTATATATCTCCTATAATTCTGCCCTTTTGTGTTCTTTTCGCAAATCCTTTTCGTACTAGGTATGGTTCGATACTATTTTCTATAGTTTCTATTGCTATTCCTGTTAACGAACTGATAGACTTTAATCCCAGCGGATTACCTTTGTTATTTTTAAGAATATCTAAATACATTCTATCGTACACATCCAAACCATACTCATCAATACCCTGAATAAGAAATATATCGTTTACTGTTGTGTTATCATTACTACACATTTTGTAGTTTTTATACCATTGTAGCCTACCATTTAGGATTCTTGGAGTGCCTTTACTTCTTTTTGCTATTTCTAATAGTTCGGAATCTTCCATTGATAATCCTAGACTATCAGAATTCAATCTTGCTAGTTTAGCTAACTCAATATCGGTATAAAATGATAAATGCTCTTTGATTTGAAAACGATCATAAAATGGCTGACTAAGACTACCACCACTAGTAGTTGCTCCAACTAATGTAAATGCTGGAATCTCTATTTCTTCTGGTTCTTTTTCTAGAACAATATTGATCTTAAAGTCTTCCATTACAGGATAAAGAAATTCTTCCACAAGTTTTGGTAATCTATGGATTTCATCTATAAAAAAAACAGAACGCTTAGTCATTCTTAACAAATATGGCAGAACGCTTTTTACACTTCTTAGATTAGCAGCGTTCGCGGTATACAGATTCACTCCCATTTCTGTTGCTATAGCACCCGCTATTGTCGTTTTACCAAGGCCAGGAGGGCCGTCTATTAAAACATGGGGCAGCACAGAGTCGGTTTTTTTACAGCCCTCTGTGGAGATACGGAGCCTATTGACAACATCTGACTGACCAACAATATTATCAAAAGAACTTGGCCTCTTAATTGAACTCATTTAATTCTCCCAAATTTTGTATTATATATTTAACCAACGAACCAGCACTGTTTGTCTGGTTTTTTTGATATGCTTTTGCTATAAGAACCGAACACTCCTCTGTCGTAAAACCATAACCAGTAAGTATTGTACCACATTGCTTTTCAAGATCAAGAGGAATCTTAGGTTGTTCGACTATTTGTTCTTTATGCGGTACTTGTACTACCTGTTGTTTCTCAATATCTTTTTCATATACTATTTTAATTTTTTTGATAGTTTTTGGTTTAAAAACAGTTCCACAATCGCAGACCACCTTAAAATTTTTTATTTTCACTTGCTTGAAAGATAACCAATGATCATAGCCACAATTAATTTTTGGACATCTGTATTTAAAGTGGCCATCAATATCAATCGGTTTCTGGTTTTTCTTTTTCGTTTTCATCTTTAATCCAAAAAACAAAATCATTGGCTTCACTATCGAAAGCAGATTCTACCAAACCCTTTTGTACCAGACTATTAACTATGTTACTGACCATTCTATCATTTAGTTTATAAACTATATCAGCAAAAATATCATCATTGATTTTGTATCTAATTTCTTTAGTTTTTCTGTTTTTCTGTTTTTTAACAAGTGTTTTGATAATAACTAAAGATTCTTGATGAGATAATAGTTTATCAAATTCTTCTTGATCTTTTTCTTTGACATCATCTATTAGAATATCTAATTCGTCTTTATTTTGCCATGTTCCAAAATTATTATAAACTATAGCCCTAGCCTTGTCTGTAAAATTATCTAAGTCGGGAACAAGATACCATTTTTCATTCATTGAGATTTCTAATTGAGAATATCAAATAGTCCTTTATAGTATTTGGGTTGATTGATAAAATGAACAGCATGAGACTGTAGGTGTGCTTTGTATGCTGAATTTACAGGATCAGCAACCCAATATTTTGTTTTCCAAATTGGTTCGTTAGCATAATTGGATCCCAAATACTGGAGTTTATCTTGTACTCCAGTATTGGGATTCCAACTATTCACAGGAAACACTACCATCTTATCGAAGTCATAATCTTTTTTAAAGATATCATTGATCATTTTGCTTATCCATTCCGACAACGGAGATTTTTGGTTTATATCAAACTTAAAGTAAAACTTATACGGATCATACTGATCACTATAATCATTATTATAGTAGTCATCATCGTATTCGTCATCTTCGTCATCGTATGGATCGTTCATCAATACTCCTTTTAAAAAGTGGGAGGGAATCGAACCCTCTCAAATAGCGTTTGTCGAGTTTCCCAACCAGAGGCTATTATCTTAGTCCCCAGACTCCACTAATTCTTTTAATCAACCAGGATACGAGTTGTCGTAATCATCCTCGTCCTCATAATCCTCATCTTCGTCATCAAACTGATCCCAGTAATCATCACGGATATCATAGTCCTCATCCTCATCATCATAACCAGCATACTCATCCTCTGAGAATGTTGCCGAATACAACGGCTTGAGAAGTTCTCCTTGATATTCACCAACCACAAGATATTCGCATGTGCGAAGTTTCTCACAGTTACAATCACTAGGAACACTCACAACGTTCTTGGGATTAATCTTGACGATCACAATCTTGTCGCCGCTCTCAAGACTACCATAACCAGCAACATAATTCAATGCACCAGCATGAAGTCCATCAGAACAACCGCGACTACGATTATCGTCAACCTTCGCTCTGGTCATCTTACAGATGTTGCCAACACTGTTGTCGAATACTCCACGATATTTATCCTTAAAATCGCTCCTGACTGCCTTATAAGCAAGAAAACAACCGTCCTCAGTAATAGGCAGATGCTCATGCTCAAGGAAATCATACAGTTCCTTTTGACTCTGCATACTAGGATTATCCATAAGATTATTCAGGAAATTAACTAGGGGCTGAAAAGGCAGACCCTTGCTCATAAACTCCAGAATACGCTTACTGATACTACCATGAACAACCTCGCCCTCATAAGTGACTTGGCCGTTCTTAATCTCCACAAGACCATCACTAAAAGTAGCAACAGCCTTTTCTACATCCACAATCTGCAAGAGTTCATCAGCGTTTGCAGTTGGCAAAGCCTCAAGAATCATCTTGTAATTAATATGATCCGGCAAAACCTGATACGTCCTGTTATTAAGAACAAGCGTAAGATTACCATCAACCCACATAAAAGGAACACTCATTTGTTTTCTCCTGTTTTCCTGTGAAATCAACCTATAATTTGACCGAACTGAACCTTCAACATATTAACATCACTAATCGTAGTAGACCAACCATTGTTGTCACGATGGTAGTAACCTCTGTTTCCATCATTTTGCTTGAGAGGATTAATATTTTTCAATTCTCTCAAATCACCACTAACCGGCGTGACACACATAATATACTTGAACATCGGATTGCTGTCAAGTTCCACTTTAATCGTTTTTCTAAGATCAGCGATCTTTGGAGCAACATACCCGTTGTCGGAATCTGCCTTCTTAAAAATCTTCTTGTATTGTGAAACCTTATTTTCTTCGTAGATACTATCAATGATACGATTGATCTGATTATAGATAACATTAGCATCTTTAATCTTGGCACTATCAAGACCATTGATTCCAAAATCGCTCAATAGTTTAGTCATGTGATCATAGTAGTCATCCTTATTAAACTTTTTGATATCAAATTCGCTACGATGAATAGTATCAGCAAAGAACTCCAAAGTCATCAGACTATCTAGAGTTTGCACAATATCCTTGTTATTGATAAAGTCAGCATACTCAAGTCCGAACATATTAAGCATATGGAATAGAAACTGTCGATCCATATATCCTTGACCATACCCACGATTAATCTTGTCATCTGAATTATATTCAGAACGACACTGTTCTACAAGATTATTAAACTGATAAATATCTTTGAACTTGCTATCATTAAGTTTCTTCAAGCGAGTCTTGAACCAAGTGTTAAAATCCACAAGGTTGTAACCCTCCTTGATTAAACGATCCACAACTCCATGCTTGATAGCATAAATATTTGTATCATCAAATATCTTGTACTTCTCAAAGAAGTCTTTGTGACTATACAAACCGTTGATGGAAGGATAATCAGTAGTAGCAGTACCGTATCTCAGGATAGGAATGTACACAATCTCATCTTCTTCCTCTAGATCATTAAGACGATCTGTGCTAAGACTACGCATATAAGAAGCATCATTGTAGCCATAGTTTAGTGGACTAGTATTCTTCTGATCACCAAAGATCAAGAAAATATCTTGGTCACTAACACTACCCTTACTACCCTTGCTACCCTTGGCTTTAGGAGTTGACTTAATAAGATCACGATACTCTGACACATCTAGAATATTCTTTTCACCAACATCAGCAACAAGATCAGCAAAGTTATTCTTTACATCAGCATGATCTTTAGCATTAACAAGAAGATAAGCAAAACAATCGTACTGATTGCAATATCGAGTCACAATCTTTTTAGCAGTTTCTGCTGCACTAATATCACACCAGAAAAATCTAATCTGTCCAGACTTTTTGTTACTATTCCAGTACGAATATCCCTTACCAGTAAGAGTATCGTGATGGATTCGATCTGTCATATAAACCATGCGACGAGAACGATAACCAGATGTTCTATAGTTGAACACATACAGATTCTCATCCTTCTTGAGTTTGTACTCAATATCTTGACCGCTAGAAATAGTGTGAGTTTTACCAGCAGGATCAGTCCAACTAGCACCAACTCCCCAACCACCAGCAAGATCATTCATCTGATAATAAGTGGTGATTGCTTCGATCTTGGTTTGAGAAGTAGCAATTTTGTCGCTAAAATTCTTCTTGAGTTCCAAGAAAATATCTTGGGTCTTTTCTCTAAGAGCCTTTACAACACCCTTGGTATACTGCAAACCCTCTCGACTAACATCCATTTCAAGTTCGCCAATACCAAAATCAAGTTCAAGATAAAGACCCTGATTGATGATTTCGCCAACAAAACTCTTCCACGAAGCAATATCAGCCTTATTGAAAGCACGATTCCACTTGGCAATATGATCTGGTGTTTCTGCCTTTTCCTCACCAATAAGATGAGAAACCTCAACAGGATACGCAATATTGCCCATCAGAGCAATAACACCGCTCTGAATACGATAATAATTATTTGGAAACTTCATGTTGTCATTATTGAGTCGGCAAACACGCCACCCATCACCATCAATAACAACATTTCGCTGACTATATTCCTTGGTAAAATCCCAATGAACGCCGCCATTAATAATGGGCTTCATTCGGAAATAATGAAAAACCCTAATAGCCTTCTGACTAAACTCTTGGAAATCATATTGCTTAACAGCAAAACTAATCTCCAGACCATTAGGCTCAGTAGTGTCTGTAGAATGAATAAGATTCAACGTAGGCACACCCGCATCATCAATAGCCGCAATATAAGTATACTGCTTACCATTGAAATAAGAGGTTGTGGTAAAACTCTTAGTATAAGCAAACGGACTCTTAGACCCTAGACCAAGACAACCCACAAAATCGTTACTATCATTCTTATTGCTAGCACCATAAGTGGTATACAGACTCTCCATGTCTGCCTGACTAAGACCAGTGCCGTAATCACGCACACTGAAATTAGGATCAGCAGCAGTTGGCAACTTTACAAGAAAAGGATTTTTGTTACCCGCACCAACATGAGAGTCATAAGCATTTGTGGCAAGTTCACGAATAACTGCCATAACCTTGTCGGAATACAGAGAATCCGACAGAATCTTAAACATTTTACTGGTTTGAGCAATCGTAAACTGATTCGACGCACTAATACCAGCACTGTGAACCTCAACCGTTCGATCCGCAAGTTTCATTTTGTTTCTCCAAGTGTCCTGTGATGCTCCAAGTATACATCGTCATTCCGCGTTGTCAACATTACGCTTTCTGGATTGCAAGATTTCTTTCGTTTTCATTGTCACAAAAGTTCCCGCAAACGCACCTAAAAATAGCGGAATAACATAGATCATGTTTTGGCTAAAACTAACCACACCAAATGCTGATAAAGAAGTTATCATTCCAGCCATAAAAGATGACATTAAATTTTGTCTAGATTCTATGCAAAGTATATAATAAGCATAAAACATATCCAATATAAAATATGTGACAAATATAATCAGAGCAGTATTGATATCAAAGTTGTTCGTCGGTATCATCTTCCCAAAAGTCATCCTCTTTTGAAGCCCAAGATTCGTCAGAGTCATTATCGAAATCATAATTTTCTTCTAAATCTTCATCATCTTCTGCTAGCATAATGGTGAAATTATTTAGTATTTCAAGCATCATATCTACTTTAGACGACATATCCTTAACTTGTTTTTTAATATCATTTATTTCTTTTAAGATTTTTTCGTGATCTTTTTCCAGATTTGTAATGTCTCTAAAAAATAATTTATCGGATTGATTAATTTTTTTAATTACGTCATCAAATTCTTTTGACATTACGTTCTCCTTATTTAAGGAAATATTATCTCACTAATTAATACACCTAACCAACACAATCACACTCATACTTTTCACAGTAAGAACATTTTGGGCCAGGATCGGGATTTGCCCAAGCATTACTGTTGCCATCAAAACTTTCTTTACCAGTATCTATACATACAACCTTCTTCTTTTTGTTTCTTTTTACCAGACCAACATTGTACCAGTGGCAATCCCAAAACTTTAGTCCAGTTTTTAGATAAATTTCATCCACTAATGATTGAATATCGGCCATACTTATTTTGGTGTTAGCAGTATGGGTTTTAGCCAATTCTGTTACATATCCCCAATCACTAGGTTCTGGTTGATAAAGATCATCCTCTTTTGCGAATTCTAGTTTACAAATTTTGCTATAGATTTTTGGTGCAAGATCAACCTTGGCTAGTTTTTTATGATATTTGTATGACTCTTGTGCCTTTTTTTTATTACGAAATTCTTTGAACACTAAATCTTTTTTATCTTTAATAGGATATACTTGGCAATATCCACCCTCATCAAACCAATCACTATAATCTATTAGATAATCAGAGTTAATCATGAGTTTTATCTACTATAATAGAACCCATAATTTCTTCAGCCACATGAATGGCTTCATTTAAGTCAGATGTTTCACACAACTTAATTGGGCCTTTTGGAATATCAATCCAGTATGATCCATAAACTCCATAAAAAACATTTCCTAAAGCATGATCGTGCATTAGAAAATCAGTAGCGTCATGGAAAATATCCAAATACCATTCCCCGTACTCATCCTGAACTTCTTTTACTGTATCAACTAAAAGAAAACGAAAATTAGGATGCTTAAAATCTGGATCACTATGAACTACTCCTCTATAAAATTTATTGGGTAAACTTACCATAGTGATTATATCCCTTCCAATCTCCGGTTAAAAATTCTTGTTTGTTAGAATAGAGAGGCACAACTTTCTCATCGGTGTTATGAGGATTATCCGTTATTCTCAGATCGTAAAGATCGTGTCTTTCATTTATAAGACCATAAGCAACAGGATTCTCAAACACAGCAATAAGTTTGTTGTATTCTTGTTTTAGTCTGCTAAGTTCTTGCTCACAACTAAACCATCGTTTAGAATCACTACTATCTTCTTTGAGTTTTTTTAGTTCATCCTTGGCATTATTCACAACAAAACGATCAGCACCATTTGCCCAAGCAAATTCGATTAGAAACTCAATAGGATCAGAATTTTCGTTCATAATTTTTCTTTTCTATGTAATTTCATATGACAATTTGCACATAATAATTCGCATTTTTTGATTTCTTTAAGTATCGTAGACCATGCTTTATGCCAATGATTACATAGTGTAAATTTTTTTGTTTTAGGATTTTTATGATGAAAAGTCAAAACATCAGTATCTTCATGCCCGCAATTTCTGCATTTGCCACCACAATATTCTATAGCCCTAATTCTTTGTTCATTCCTTCTTTTAAAAGTCCTGCAAGTGGAACAAACATTATTTTTTGTCCATTTAAATTTTCTGCCACAATCTGTGCATTGTTTTGTACTATTTCTATCTCTCGGTGCTAAATGTAGTCTTTTTGTATTTCTTTTACCAAATGGAGAACACTCTAAACAATAACTTCTTTTATGTATGTTTCTTTCTTTCCCATCAATTGTTACATAAATTTTGAATTCTTTTTTACACTTTAAACATTGTTTCATATTTGATTTCCTGGTATATATGGTCTAATTTAGATACACCAAAAAATTATATTATCTGCTTTTTATACCACATAAAAGTGCCTTCGGTGGGACTTGAACCCACAAGGTCTTGCGACCAGCGGATTTTAAGTCCGCTATGTTTGCCAATTTCATCACGAAGGCATAAGTAATCGACTACAACAATCAAAGTTTGAGGTTGATTATGCTTGTGTGCCTCATCCATTTAAACTGTTGTAGCCGACTACCAATGATTTATAATATCGACTCTCAGCCGTTATTGTGAGCCTTGAGGCGACGAACAATCTCAGCCATAGCCTCGACATTATCAACTGTCTTGGTAGGCTTTGCACGTTCCATAGAAGGAAGTTCAATACCCTTCTTGGACAAGGCAGCCTTTGTACGAGCGTAACGAGCCATCGTACTAGCAACCTTCTGACCAGTCTTAGTGGCAATCTCAGCATAAGTCTTGGACGAATAAACCGCCTCAAGAAATGCCTCGTCGCTGCAACGAATACGGGTCTGCTTCTCAACATTAGTAACTTCAGCCATAATCAACCTCCAAATCTTAAACAACCAACCGTCTTTGCGAGTCAGTCACGCGACTGATCCTCTCGCTTGGACTCTTGTATTCTATCATCCTTTATCGGCTTGTCAACTGCCCAACTTGAATTTTTTTGTTTCTTACCAAAAATATTTTCCCAGTTATTTTCCCAAACTGAATATGAAACAGTTTTTGGCCTTCTTTTATCACCTTTACCATTACTCATTTTAATATTTCCGATATGTCTATGTTTTCAAAAGTTTCAGTATTTTTACTAATAGTTATTTGTGTGGCGTTTTGTTGTGTTATTGATGATAATTTATTTGTGTAATTAATAATTTCTTGCAGAGTATTTGCACAAGACGGTAGAGATTTGACTATAAAATTATTATATGTTTTATATGTAGATATTTCTGCTATAATTTTAGAAATAATATCATCAACTATTAATAATATTTTTGGATCTTCTCTATATCTATTTACTAGTCTTTGTGCTATCCATTTAAGATAGTCTAAATCATTTTGGTTTAACATATTTAACTTTCAAGCACAAAACTCCAGTATCTACTATCTTCTTTCTTTTGAAGATTGTCCCAATAGAGACAGCGAGCGATATATGGTGGAATCTTGTGCTTACCACAATTTACCACCCAATGTCGTTCCATCTTCTTGTAAGAATCGGTTCCACTCTTACTCTTATTATACTTCAGATGTTCCATATCGTAAAGGCGAAGTTGATGAACATCACCACACAATACTCTTGCCTCATTAGGATGAATCATTTCAAGAGCAAAACTAACCTTAGCCAACCCAATACCACTAATCTTGTTTACGATTTCGTCACGCTTCTTAACATGACCCTTCTTGGTGGTAAAATAAAAGTCTTTAGGATTATCCCAAAACTTTGTGGTAAAATCCCAAATATACTTTGTACGATTATTGTGTAGACCAACGCCACTCTTGTGGAGTTTTTCTCTCAAAAGATTCTCGTCATCAACCCATTCGTTGAAATTCTTGATAGCATTGTATCCTGCACAATTACCCTTCCATGTAGTATGAACGCTACAATATGCAAAAAGATAACGACGAAAAATATCCTCCACGTTTTGCGGACGCACACTCTCCCAATATTCCTTATATGAAACTACCTTGTCTTTAGGAAAAGTAGCAAAGAAAATATCGGCCTTGCTCTTATCAAGAGTGGTATTCTGAACGGGGATCACAGCGTTTTCAACAATCATGGTTTTCTCCAATGGGTATGCTACGATTCTACACTAATGGTATCGGTTTGTCAAGACCCGTTTCTTTAAACGGTTCTCGTAGCACCATGTAGAATTTTAAATGTTGGAAAACGCAAACTAATTCCACCGTCTTGATTTTTAGTTTCCTCAAAATATTGAACGGTAATAATCTTTCCAAGAATCTTATTGGGATCTTGATAAAACTCTTGACGCTGCTCAATAGTGAAACCACTACCAACTCGTACGATATTGTTCTTATGTTGAATCATAACACAACTCAACATTGTTTCTTCCCACTCAGCACTATCTTTAACATATCTGAAATCGCCCATTTCAGTATCAATTACTTCATACTCATCATCAAAAAACTTCTTAAC